CTTCCTTCTAAAAAAGTACCTTCGGATGGCGTGATACTTCCTGCCCCGGCTGGGTCTACAACAGTACTAAGATTATAATAAACCGGCTCTCTGTAGGGTGCATATAATAAATATAATCTATCCAATGTAAAATCTCCGGCTCCTCACGGCCATCCAGATACGAAGGTAGGACATGTATTGCTGGCGCTGGCGCTTCTATCGCGTGCCGATCCTGCATAAACAGTAATAGAATCCTGCGACTCTATGGCAATAGCATAACTTCCGGCAGATAAAAAAACAGGATTTGTTAAAGGGAATTTGTGCCACGATCCCGTTGCGTTAAGTGTTACTGATTCGCTTTGAACTTTTATTTGACTTCCCGGAGAGTATTCATATATTGCCGTTCTGGCTTCTGTGCCTAAAAAAGATTCACAATATGCAAAAATCGAACCGATTACTCCATCTTCAGATAAAACAAACCATGTCGCCCCAAAATCAGGGGCGAATGTGTCGCTTCCGGGTCCTTGATTTCCTAATATTCCACTCATGCTAAACTAATTTTTTTATTTAATTCTCTTTGTAATGCTTCCGCCATTTCTGTTGGGTCCGTGCCATATATATTCTCAATATGGATTGTTATCTGATTTCCCGGTAAACCTCCCTTTGTGCCGATAATAGTGTCTTGCGGATGAGTTTTAATAATTTGTCCATCGGGTCTTAAAATAAAATCATTTAATCTGATGGCATTACCCATATCATCATCAATTAATTTAAATTTTCTTTTAGATGGGGCTTTAATTCCGAAAAGTTTTTCAACCGCATCAACCAATGCAAGAATTGGCTCAATTAAACCTTTAACCCACCACGCAACCACTTCTAATGCGGGACCAAAAGTAAACTTAAACCACTTTATTAATAATTGTAAAAGAGGCCATAAATAAACTTGAATTTGTGCTTGCAATTTCGCGAACTCAGTAATTATATCTAAAATGGGCGGGATAATAACTTTAAGAGCACCCCATAATTCTCCTAAAACAGGAATGAATCCCTCAACCGATGGTCTAATGTGCTCATTGTAAAATGCTGCAGCCATTTTAATCCAGTCAATCATATTTCGAATGAGAGGGATAGTTTGTTCAATGGCATTCTTAAAAAACTCTCCAATAAGCGGAACTAAAGGCTCTATCTTAGGTATAACCTCCTCCAGTATGACGTTTGCTAATTCTGTCACGGCAGGTAGCATTGCTTTACCAATTGCTAATCTAATTTCAAACAGGGCGTCCTTTATATTTGAAAATTTACCCTCAACTGTGTCCATTTGCTTGCCCATAAGGTCTTCAAATCTGCCTCCTTCTTTAGTTAAATTCGCTAAAGCTTCACTAACATCTTTAAATCCAACCTCGCCGCTACTTATCATTTCCTGAACTTCTCCAGCGGTTAAATTGAAATTTTTAGCTAATTCTTCAAGTAGGGGAACGCCTGCCTCGGTAAATTGTCTTAATTCCTGACCGGTTAATTTTCCGGCAGCTCTAACCTGACCAAAAGCGAGAATAAGTTGCGGAAGTTTATCTCTTCCTACACCTGCGGCTATATCTCCTAATTTTTTTAATTCTTCGAGGGTGTTTTCAGCTTCAACCCCCATAGCCATCAATCTTTTTGCTCCGACTACTACTTCGTTAAGTTCAAAGGGCGTTTCTTTTGCAAATTCTCTTACTTCTTCTAAAAATGATTGCGCCCTCTCGGCACTTCCAAGCATTGTTTCAAATGCTATCTCTGTCTGTTGAAAATCGGCTGCCGTTTCTAATGACGCTTTGCCTATTGCTCCCATAGCAACGCCCGCCGCACCTGCAGCCGTAACCACCCCGAGTGCCGCGAACTTCAAAGCACCTAAAGCTGAACTGGCTTTATTAAATGTTCCACTAAAACTATCAACCGCTTTAATTGCGATAACTACCGCCGCGCCTCCAGTTAGTCCTCCTAATATTCCGGTCACCATTTTTTCTTCGATTTAAGATTTTGTTTCTTAATTTCCCTATTTTGCTTTTCAATCATTTGCACAGCTGCATTGTAATCCGCTATCGTTAAATCTCTAACGTCTGACAGTGTCCAACCAAAAAACTTACAAATATTTAACTCTGATTTTCTTCTTTGGTCGGCGAACGAAAATCCCCCAGACGATTTACTTCGTTAATTTTTTTCTGCAATTCAATTCCGTCATATGCAGGCAATTTTTCAACGTCGTCGTCTATGAGATTTGTTGCCAATAAAATAAGTTTTTTCAAAGCCTCTCTGGTATCTGTTGTTTTCAATGATTCGACCGCAACTAAATCGAGATATTTAACTTCATGAATATCGGCTTCTTTCCCGAGCGATTCAATTTTTAGTTTTACCATGGTCCATATTTGGATGCGCTTGCACTTGAATCCCAACTCGAACCGATTATGTACTGCGGTGTGATTTGAAATGTCGCTTCCGTAGCTCCTTCCATTGTGCTTGGAATACCCGGAGTTCCTGTAATTCTACAGCCACTTAATAACAAATAGACATGTTGACTTCCAGCTGTTGTGTCTTTGTTTAATTCTAAAATTGTATTAAATGCCGCGTTTTCTTTATACAAATTATTGTAAAGCAAACTTCCGGTTGCTGAATCCAAATCCATCGTTACATTTAAGGTATATTCTCTATTTTGTGGGAATGGTGGTGCTATCGCTCTGGATCCGTTTATGTAATGTGGCGCTTCCATGTTTTGATTAATTTCTAAAGTTATTTCTTTTGCCGTATTTATCGTTGTTCCCGATATTGTTAATGTTGCGTCGCTCCATAGATACGGCTTGGTGGTAACTTCAGTTAATCCGCTTGTGGAATTATTCCTAAACGTAATGCTTTGACCGACATAACCAATTTCGCCAGTGACTTTTTCACCTTGTGAGAGATTTAAATTAAATGTATTGATACACGCTCCATTTACAGTTCTTACAAAATTTTGATTTGTTCCGGGCGCTTGTTTTGAATCTTCAAATTCAAAACTTACGGGCGGATTCAGTAATCCGGACACCCATGGGCTTTGTGAAACATTGTTATTAACCTCACTTAGCGTGTGAACCGAGTTCGTTCCTGATGTACTTCTAACCGACCCAATTGCCCAAAACAACATTCTTGCGTCTTGCAAATTATAGTTAATTGTTCCGGTAATATCAATCGGTCCTAAATTAGTATAATCAAAATTTCGCTTTCCAGTTCCCAAATATCTATCAATCATAATATTTTCGTTATCCGAAAGTGTATGCTCTGTTACTTGACCTAACCAAATTAGAGCAGCTCCGCTTTGATTGCCGTATGTTCCTGATTCAAATTTAAATCCGAGTTTGTTTTGGTCTGATATATATCTTGCCATCTTTTATCCCTCCTTTCAATTATAAAATCTGTATTGAACCTCCAATATTCTTGATTTTGGTTTTCCCTTTCCTTCCTCGTCTATTTCTACTCCGCTTAATGCTGAAAACTCATGGATATCCGCGTCAACTGTCCCTCCAACAGAAAATTGAATATTTCTTAATCGCTCTAAAACTGCTGTAAATAACTCGTCTTTTTCTTTTTGATTTCGCGCCCAGATACGAATTTCTAAATTAATAACATAATCCATGGCGCTTGTTTGCATTCCCGCTCTTGTTGCGCTGGCGTTTGTTAACTTAATCGTTATAAGCGGATATTGCACGACTCTTTGTGGATAAGAAGTCATTATAAATCCAGAAATAGGCGTCCGCGATGATTGAATAGGATCAGTAATATTATTACGCAAATCATTTTTAATCGTATATAAAACGTCTCGTATTATGGTACTCGCTTGTACTGACATTTATTCCTCGCTTGGTTCTTTTTTATATCTTCTTCTTTTTAAATAGATTGATTAATAAGATATATACTATATTTTTTCTATTTCGTTTTTTAAAATCTCATTAATTTTGCTTTTTTCTCTATTTTTTGTATTATTAAAATGTTTTCTTCCTAAAAATTTGCTTGTGCCATATTCTAAAAATTTTGCATACGGAATCTCAGAAAATATCACTGCATCAAATTCTCCTACTTGAATATTTACACTGTTTAAAAATCTACCTGTGTCGACGCTTCTTTTTTCGGCTCTGCGGCCAGCAATTGATTGT